TCAAACTCAATCTCAATACAATACGATGCAGGATGGTTACTATAACGAGTTTAAAACTCGTGTAGAAACTCAATATGCTTTAGCTAAAGATAGCTTGAAAAAAGCATATGAAAATAATGATCCTGATCAGATTATTGCAGCTCAAGAACTATTATCAAAAGCAACTTTAGACAAAGAAAGATTAGCACTTGCAACTGTTGATCGTGAGCGAAGAGCTCAGTCTAGAGAACAAGAAATTTCTAATCCTCAACCACAGAGACAAGTTCAACAAGAACAAAATCCTGCCCCCGATCCTCGAGCAAAGAGTTGGGCAGAAAACAATCCGTGGTTTGGAAGCGATGAGGCAATGACCTATACAGCTTTTTCAATTCATAAAAAATTAATTGAAGAAGAAGGGTTTGACCCGAACTCAGATGAATACTATACTGAGATTGATCGTAGGATTAAAACTGAATTCCCTCATAAGTTCAACCAAGGTGGAACTGTTGAGGAGAATACCTCCAGTAAGCCCAGAGTCGTGCAACCTGTGGCTTCTGTAAAACGAGGTACTGGAAATGCACGGAAGGTGGTTCGTTTGACACCTCGACAAATTCAAACGGCTAAAAACTTAGGTGTACCTCTAAATGAGTACGCTAAACACGTAAAGGAGTAAATTATGGTAAACAAGACTCCAAGGGCAACAGAGAGCAGAGTTAAAGCAGAACGTAAAAAAGTTTGGGTTAACCCTTCTTCTTTGGATGCACCGCCTGCACCCACTGGATTTAAACACCGTTGGATCAGGGAATCTGTAAGAGGCTATGATGACAAAGCTAATGTCTACAAGCGTCTTCGGGAAGGATATGAATTAGTGAGAGCTGAAGAATATCCTGACTGGAATCTTCCCACAATCGATGACGGTAAACACGCTGGGGTGATAGGAATAGGGGGATTACTGTTGGCTCGTGTGCCGATTGAAATCGCTGAAAGCAGAAACGAACATTTTGAGGAGCAAACAAGAGCTGCTCAAGAAGCTGTGGACAACGATCTCTTGAAAGCTAGCGATCCAAGGATGCCGATCAGTAAACCCGACAGGCAAAGTAGAGTGACATTTGGTGGTAAGTCCAGTAAAGAGTAACCTAAGTAAAATTTCCTGGGTTAGCTACTGATGTCATAAATTAATAACAATAAACTCAAAAGGAGTATTATTATGGCTAACCAAGACGCAGCTTTCGGATTCAGACCCGTAGGCAAAGTAGGTGGTGGAGTATCCAACGGTGGGCAAACTGAGTACACAATTGCCAACGGTGAAGCATCTGCTATCTACCAAGGTGATCCTGTCAAACTCGTAGCTAACGGTAACATTGATGTTGCTAATGCTGCTGGTGATACTATTGTTGGTATTTTCAATGGTTGTTTCTACACAGATCCAACTACACAAAAACCAACTTTTTCAAATAGATATCCAGGTAGCGTTGCAGCAGCAGATATCGTTGCAAACGTAATTGACGATCCAAACCAATTATTTGAAGTTCAAGTAAATGGTGCATTTAACGTAGCTAATGTTGGCGAAAACGCAGAAACATCATACGCTACAGGTAGCAATATTGCTGGAACATCTTTAGCAGAAGTGGATACTTTCGCTTCTAACGCATCTTCAACATGGATTGTTGTAGGTATATCTAAAGATCCTGACAATAGCGATGCCTCATCTAACAACGTAAACCTAATAGTGAAACCTAACCTTCACTACTACACAGGTGGAAAGGCAGGGGTATAATCCATGGCTATATCAAGAAGTCAACTCGTTAAAGAGTTAGAACCAGGCCTAAACGCACTGTTTGGTTTGGAATACGATCGATACGAAAACGAACATGCTGAAATCTTCGATACTGAGTCATCTGACAGAGCATTCGAAGAAGAGGTAATGTTATCCGGTTTCGGATCAGCACCAGTGAAAACAGAAGGTTCAGGTATCTCTTATGATACAGCGACCGAAACTTTCACAGCTCGTTACCAACACGAGACAATTGCATTAGCTTTCTCAATCACAGAAGAAGCAATCGAAGATAACCTCTACGATAAGCTAGCTGCTAGATACACAAGAGCTCTTGCAAGATCAATGTCAAACACTAAGCAAGTAAAAGCTGCTGCTGTTCTTAACAACGCATTCAGCACATCACAGCTTGGTGGTGACGGGGTAACACTATGTAACACAGGCCACCCAATTCAGGCAGGTACTTTCTCAAACAGAAGTTCCACTGATGCGGACTTAAACGAAACATCACTTGAGCAAGCATTAATTGATATTGCTGCTTTTGTTGACGAGCGTGGTTTAAAGATTGCATTACAAGGTATGAAACTAATCGTGCCTTCTAACTTGCAGTTCACAGCTGAAAGACTATTACAGTCTCAGCTAAGACCAGGCACAGCCGACAATGATGTGAACGCTATGAGAAACAAAGGTATGATTCCTCAGGGTTACGTAGTCAACCACTTCTTAACAGATACTGATGCATTCTTCATCAAGACTGATGCTCCAAACGGCTTCAAGTACTTTGAAAGAACACCTATCAGAACTGCTATGGAAGGTGATTTCGACACAGGTAACATGAGATACAAAGCCAGAGAGAGATATTCTTTCGGTTTCTCAGATCCTAGAGCTGTATACGGTTCACAAGGTTCTTAATCGAACGTTCCCTCCTATATAACTCAAGAAAGGGCGGTTGTCTTTGACTCCGCCCTTTTTTTATGGCATATTGAAGTTCTAGCATAACAAGTCGCACAAACTGAGCTAGCAGACGGTATAGAGATTGTGTGGCGAGGTCTATACAACCATGGAGGTTTTATTATGGCAAACAAAACAACTTTCACTGGCTTCGTAAGAAGTAACGGTGGAGATCAAGATAGAATTACCTATGCGGGTTCAATCCCAATGGTAGCTCAGTTCTATGTTGCAAACGCAGCGGCATCTACAGCAGATGTTCAAATTTCATCAACTAACACAGATCCTGTGATTCTTCCTGAAGGCGCTATTGTAGATATGGTTCTAACAGTAGGTGCAGCTACAGGTGGCTCAAGCCCAACAATCGATTTAGGTGTTGTAGATTATGATGGTGGAACAGACATCGTAGACACTGATGGTTTAGGTGATAACTTTAGAAGTGACATTAATGCAAGACAAGATGTAGCTTCTGGTCAAGCAGGTACACTTGTAGCAAACCAAACTAAGTTAACTGAAAGAGCAAAAGTAACAGCAACTGTTGGAACTTCAGCTCCTACAGGTGGAACTTTAAGTGGTGTTATCTACTACCACATTCAAGACGACGGCACACAGTCTAGTTAAGGAGGTAAATTATGGCCTTCGATAGTGATGTATTAGCAAAAAGCTTTACTGCAAATGCTAGTGCGCAAAATGTAAATAACAATAACTCTAGATTAAAAGGTGTCTTGATTAGTCCTGACGCTACTAATGCTGGTAGTATTGTTTTTAAAAACGGTGGTACAACTGTATTCACCGCTAACGTACAAGGCGGAGGTTCAGATTTCTCTTTAGGTATCCCTGAACAGGGAGTGAGATTTGCTTCAAATCTTAACGTGACAGTTACTAACTGTTCTTGTACTGTATTCTATACAGGATAAGAAACATGGCTGAACGCAAAAGAGATAAGCAACCGCCAAAAACTAAAAAGTATTTCCGCTCCACTAAAAGTGGGGCGGGAATGACTTCCGCAGGTGTTGCTCGTTATCGACGAGAAAACCCTGGATCTAAATTATCTACTGCGGTAACGGAAAAAAATCCTACAGGAAAAAGAGCATCGAGAAGAAAATCTTATTGTGCTCGTTCAGCAGGGCAAATGAAACAATTTCCTAAAGCTGCAAAAGATCCAAATTCAAGATTAAGACAAGCACGTAAACGCTGGAGGTGCTAAATGGAAATAAGCGACAAGACGACGGTAGGGATGCCTATCCGAAATTTAATTTCTATTGTCACTGCCGTGGCATTAGGAGTCTATGCTTATTTTGGAATAGTCGAAACGCTTAATCAACACTCCACTAGATTGGAGTTGATGGAAAAAGATTTAGAACTAAACACAGAGTTTAGAATTAAATGGCCTCGAGGTTTAATGGGTAATCTACCCGCCGATGACGAGCAATTTATGTTATTAGAATTTCTAGCACAACAAGTTGAAAAACATCAAGGTATCTTAGATGAGAATGCTCACATTCAAGTAATGATTGATCATTTAGAATCTGAAGTTGATAAGCTTTTAAAAGATGTAGAAAAACTAAAAGATGCTACTAGAGATATTAAATTTGGTAATGGTAATGGGAATGGTCACTAATGTGGAAAGTAGTCATAGCTCTTTGTTTATTCAGCAGTCAAGGGGACTTGTTAGAACATACTTTAACAGATAGTGTTTCCGATTGTTTAGAAAAGAAAAGAGTTATGGAAAGAAACATGCCTACCACAATGATATCTTGTGGTCAAGTGGAAGCAGAATTAGAAGAACTACAAGGTAAAATATTTATAAAAAGCATTCGCAAAATGGAACAC